AAAGGGGTGGATTTCTCCACCCATCTCTAAAAGTGCGACCTTATTAGAGCAACATTATTTATTCGTTTGCAAGGCGAGAAAAATATGAAAGTGCATCATCTTCATCTTCATCCACAGAATTAACTACAGGAAGTGAAGGAGACTTAGAACGGGCATAGGATTGCTCCAGTTCTTCTACTACGCGACTTTCAGCAGTAGGTGCTTGAGTGTAGGACTCATAAACTTCCTCTTGCTCGGCAACTGCACGAGCAGCACTCTTCTGACCCAGAACACTCTTGAGACGACGCTCAAGATCCTCATAAGACTTGAATTGATCGGGAGCAACTACTGCAGCAAGAGAGTACTCTTTCTTCCAGATTGCTTCCATCGCATCATCATCATCAAGAAGAGGTCCCTGACGATCAAACTCAGACTTATCATAGTTCCAGTAACCATCCTTCTTCACAATCTTCAGTTTGAAGTTTGCACCTTGCCAGAAGTCAAAAGGATTGATAGGAGTCTCATCTTCAAATTCAGGTTGCATGGATTCCATGACCTTATCAAAGATCTTCTTACCATACTTAAACAGAAAGACTTTACCTTCGTTACCAGGATTAGTAGGATCCTTCACAACATAAATGTTGGAATAGTAGGACAACTTACGCTTCTGCTTACGAACAGTTTCCTTATTTGCTTCAGTACCTGTATTCCACAGTTCACGATTGTATTCGCCAAGAGGATCCTTACTACCAATAGTAGTCAGTGAGTTCTCAATGTACCATCCACCAGGTCCTTGAAAGGCATGGGAATACATCTTTGCCCAGGGAAGTTCTTCTCCATCAGGGGCAGGAAGGAAACGGATGACTGCGAACCCGTTACCAGTTTTATCCATCTCTGGTTTCCAGAGACGCTCATCAGCACCACCAGAAGTGGTACTCATCTTCTCAACTTCCTTGACCAGTTTCTGGGTCAAAGAACCAAGAGAAGATTGCTTTTTAAGATCAGAAAAAGACATTTTTATACCTCGGATTAATTGGATTTGGCTTTTGTGTACTTGATTATTCTACTCGTCAGAATCGTTTTTGTCAATCTGATTTTTCATCACTTCAAGCATTTTGGACATGTTGTTGAAAATAACATTCATATCCACATCAGGAGAAAGACCCATCATTGCAGCAGAACTTGAAATTTTTTCTTTCATTTTCTGTGCTTCTGGATCATCAGATAGAGTTAGACGAGTATAAAGAATTTGTTGTTTATTAAGAAGTTTATCCAGAAGATCAACATGGCGAATTTTATCTTCCTTCGTCATCGTAGGAAAAGTAAAAACACTTCCATAGATTTCATCTTGTAGTTCAGAGATTTCAGCCATCTCTGCACGGACAATATCGGAACTAAAAAAACTCATGAATCCTCAAAAACAACTTTTTTCAAAATTCTTTTGTAATGAAATACATCAATATTTAGAAACGGATTGTATTTTCTAATTTTCATACTGACAGATTCCCACACTGGGTCCTTCAGTTTCTTATCAAAGTTATTCCCGTACAGGAATATTCTATCATAGATTACCATAGTTTCCAGGCTAATCTTCCCACTCAGGAACATTTTTAATAGCACTGGATGAGATTTGGAACAATCAAATACTTCCTCAAACTTATGCTGAGAAAAGATCTGTTGAGATTCTTCTTTAAAGAGATAAGAAAGTGACTGAACCTTCTTTTGCCACTCCTTATATCTTGTTTCACCTTCCTTCATAATCTCACCAATCCATAATGATTGTGGATCACTACAAGAAACAAAATTAGCAACAAAAAAATCTACTACTTCCTTATCAGTCTTTTGTCGTACTACTTTCTCAAACCAAAATCTATCTTTGCGTTTGTAGAAAGATTGTACGGTTGCACGACTCTTACCACAATACTTATGATAATCGTATGATTTTTTCGTAAAGTGATTTTTTAAGGCAAGATATTCTCTAAAAGCATCGAACGGCATCATTCAAAAAAAGTAATATAGGGATTTTTTGCCGGGAAAATTTACCCACCAAAAATGAAATTAAAAGACTAATTTGGCACGGGAAGTCTTTTTAAGAAAGTTAAGTTCCATTGCTTCATACTTAATCTTTTCTTTCAATGGTTTTGAAATCAGTTTAGGTACTGACTCTACGTCAATGCTGTTCTTCTCACAAAAATGAATGATTGCATCAATGTAGCTCATCTTGTCCTCACTATGCACAAGAGTTTCGATCTCTTGTGCAAAACGAGTAGGACAGAAAAACTTACTTTCCAGTACCTTTTCTAATTCATTCTCCATTCTCTGTCCCAGTATTGTGATGTACAAATTCCTTAATATAACGAACTAATAACTTAATATAATCCCCTTTGTTTCTTTTGTCAAATACCTTGACTTCTCCGCCAGGAGTTACCATGATAGTGATAAGTTTTACAACGGGAATTTTAGTCAATTCGTAATAGGCAGAAGCATAGAACATCTCCTGCACGAAGTAGTTTTCTAACCACTTTTCGGGTTTGATTTTACCAGATGTCTTAAAGTCTATAACTGCAAGTTCGCCTTCATATTCTGCGATACAATCAACTCTACCTGCTAATCCCAGGTATTCTGAGTACAGAGTTCTCTCAATCGCATGAATATTATTTATCTTATCAAGATATTCCTTCGCATGAAGAAACATATATTTGCTTGCTGGTTGGTAATTATTCCAATCCAGTTCCTTATTTTCCAAATAATCTTGACAGACTTGGTGATAGTCAGTACCCCGCGCAGTCGCAATACGAGTAATCTTATTTGCTTCTTCAATTCCTACACGTTTTCGCCAATCAACAAAGATTTGACGATTATAGAAACTTGTGACAGAAGTAATCGAAGGCACCCACTGTCCATCAGGAAGATTATACAGTCGGATACCATTCGTTTCTTTCTTTTCTAACTCAAGCTCACCCAGATAATTATGATGAATAAAACTCATAGATTACATTCCATTTTTGCGACAATATATTCTTTCACAAATCCAGAACGAACAATATCTGCCACTCCAAATTCAATAATATCAACAGAAGGCATTACACGAAGAACTTTCATAAAATCAATAATACCATTCTTCTCAGCAGATTTGACAAGATCAGATTGAGTAGCATCACCACAGAACATAATCTTGGAATTCTCACCAACTCGTGTAATTATACTATCAAGTTCATGAAAATTCAAGTTTTGGAATTCATCAACAATAATAATTGAATTATCAAGAGTTGTTCCACGAATGAATGAAGTACTCCAGAAACTAATTGTTCCTTGAGTTTTGAGATTGCCATAAAGCATTTCAAAGTCTGCTTCGGTTGGCAACTCAAACATATACTTCACCATATTCTTATAGGGAATTTGATAAAGAGAGGACTTATCTTCATGGTCGCCAGGAAGAAAACCGATTTCACGAGTTGCAACCAAAGAACGAACAATATAAATTTTTTCATATGGAGTTCTTTCGTCTAAAACATCCTGAAGAGCATTATAAAGTGTGATGAACGTTTTACCTGTACCTGCACATCCATAAGCAACGATGTTTTGATTTGCTTCATATGCCTCATACATCTTTTTTTGATTTTCTGTGAGAGGTTCTAGCTCTCTCATGATATCAAGGTTGAGGGGTTTCTTTCGCTTCATCTGCTTTGCAGTGATTCCAACTCCGATAGGTTGATCGGAGGTTCTTTTTCTTCTTGCCATGATTATCAGATTGGTTTTACTTTTGAACCAGGCATTTTTGATGCACGGTGAAGAACATCATTCCATCCTGGATGTGATTTTTTAAGTCGGTCATAAATCTCACCCACTTCCCCAGATCCTGGACAAGTAGATGGATCGGACCAGTCTCTATCCCAATCCAAATTATCCTTTTTCCATTGATCCCAATCGTGAACACTCAGAACCACTTCTTTTTGTTCACCAGTCTTAGCATTAATAACAGGATATGTTGCCATTTATTAAAATAATATGTAAGTTTATTTATTCGAGGGTGATAGAAGGAGCATCCATACATTCCGCACATCCTTCACGAGTCCATTCAAGAGCAGCAGATACAGCAGGAAACTGGCAAGTAAAGATGCAACGAACTGCTTCAGCAATATTCATATGTTCCTTCTGTGTTCCGTGTGCGGAACGCAAATCGATATAGTGTATCCATGACCTTACTGAGCCCGTCATATAGAGGCGTGTGGGCGTTGCTAAGGGCAATACGAACCTTGCACACTCCTTTGCAACTCCCTCTTCTAGAAGGCGATTGTAGAGACTCTGGGAAGCAGCAAAGTGATCCTCTATCTTTGAGTAGAGTCGTATCCTAACATCTGCTGGAAGGTCATCTGTGGAGTTCTGACGGTTCTTTGTGTCCTGTCTACGAAGTTCAGGAAGAGGAATCTTAGAAGTCAGCAGATTTGTATCTGCATACCTTTGAGAGAACTCTTGGAATGTAAAACTCCTATGACGCAAGATTTGTGCAGCAATACCACGAGTAGTATTAATTTCCACAGTCATTGATGCCTGCTCAAAGATGCTCCAATGCTGATGTTTAATACAGTACTTAAGCAGTCCAGAGAAGTTATCATTCTCTTGGTTGTTTGGATTACTCACACGAGCACAATAAGCCATGTGCTTCTCTGCGTCTGGAGTAACGCTAATCAGTTTAACTTCTGGTTTCATATTAATCTGGGTATCCATCGTCATCTTCAAAAATTTCGTCGTAATCAGTAAGGTATTTGGAGACTTGTTCGTATTG